ATCGCTTTTGTCAATAGGAATCAGATTGCCGTGGGACGGACGGTCAAATTACACAACCAAAACATTTGCGTGGGTAAGCTACTACAATAAGTCGTGGCATTGCGGCTTTCTGTTCTTTAAAATTGCATAGAACGGTTTGCAGATTGGCGATGTGCCTACGAAAATGTTAATTTGAAATACTAATTTTTAAAGTTATGAAAAAAGCTAAATTGAAAAAAGAAAAGGCATATTGCCAATGTGCTGTTATAGGTAGTTTGCCCGACTTAAAATGTTCGGACATTCAAATACCAAACAGGATTACAAAAGTAAAAATGGACTTAGAAGGCAACTGCTATGATGAGCTGGATAACTATTTAGGAAAGGGAATATTAGAAGGTGGAACTTTAAAAATAACGCAGGAGGTAAGGGCAAATTACCTATAACTCGTTTATATGCGTAACGTACCAATTTTCATAACGCTTTTGTAAAACCAAACTAAATGTCTGATATACCAATATTGATAACAAGGGTAAGAGGGCTAAATGATGATTTTGCTGTAATGACTTACCGCTTGAGCAAAAAACAATTTAACTTTGATGCCGGTAAAGTTAAATAGCACCGTTTTAATTTAACTATTGACAAACGCAATTTAATGTTGTAATTTTGATGGCTATGGCAGACGTTGGCAGACCTACTAAATACGATCCGAAGTACATCGAGCAAGTGTATAAACTTTGCTTGCTTGGTGCAACCGATTCCGATATTGCAAACTTTTTCAATATTTCAGAAGCAACTTTGAATAATTGGAAGATAGAATACCCGGAATTTTTAGAGTCCATCAAAAGAGGTAAGGTTCAGGCCGATGCAACAGTGGCCGAAAGCCTTTATAAACGGGCAAACGGGTATCAGCATCCAGACGTTGACATTAAGATGTACGAAGGCGAAATAATACAAACCCCATTGATAAAATACTACCCACCAGATACCGCAGCATGTTTCATTTGGTTGAAGAATAGGCGCACAGCAGATTGGAGAGATAAACAGGAAATACAGCATTCAGGCGGCATAACCTTACAAATCACCCCTGATGAATCAAACCTTTAAAAATACTGCAATACAGACAGAGGCAATCCGGAAAATGATTAATCCGGAAGTGTCAAAGGTGTTGCTTGTAGGGGGTTCAAGGTCAGGCAAAACAGCAATCAATTTAAAAGCAATTATCATCCGGGCAATCAAGGAGCCGAACAGCCGCCACCTTGTATGCCGTTTTGCTTTTGCACATGCGAAACAATCCATCTGGCATGATTCATTACCGGCTATTCATGAAAAAGCATTCCCGGAATTAAAATGGACTGAGAATAAGCAGGATTGGTTTATTGAATTATCAAACGGTTCAACAATCTGGCTCGGTGGATTGGATGACAAAGAACGAACCGATAAGATTTTGGGTAACGAGTATTCAACAATCTATTTTAACGAGTGCAGCCAAATCAGTTACAAGTCAATCGAAACAGCCTTAACCCGTTTAGCTCAAAAGAACGGGCTGAAACCGTTGGCATTGTTTGACGAAAACCCGCCATCAAAACGGCATTGGTCATATAAACTGTTTATTGAAAAGAAAAACCCGATTGATAATTCTGATTTAATGTTCCCGAACTCATACGATTACCTATACATGAACCCGGACGACAATCGGGCGAACCTTCCGGACGGCTATATTGAATCAACCCTAATGGGCATGAGTAAGAAGTCAAAGGAAAGGTTTTTGTATGGCAGATTTCAGGAAGCGAACGAAAACGCACTGTTTACCGATGTTGACATAAACGAAAACCGGGTGAATGTTTCAGAAATCCCGGTCTTTGAACAGGTAGTAATTGGCCTTGATCCAGCCACAACCAGCAATGAGGAATCAGACGAAACCGGAATAATCGCAGCCGGAAAAGCTAACGGGCATTACTACGTGCTTAAAGACTTGTCAGGCAAGTTTACCCCATCCGGATGGGGCAATGTCGTATGCGATGAATACAAAGCAAACAGAATAAAAAGGATCATTGCCGAAACAAACCAGGGTGGTGAAATGGTTGTATCTATCCTGACTAATATCATTCCATCAATACCGGTTACTAAAGTACATGCAAAGATCGGCAAGGCTCTAAGGGCTGACCCGGTGGCGGCATTGTATGAACGTGGATTGGTTCACCATGTCGGACTGTTTGAAAAGCTGGAAGACGAGATGACGGAATGGGACGGCACAGGCGCAAGCCCGAACCGCTTAGATGCTTTGGTATATACTCTGCTTGCTTTATCAAATGACCCGATTATCAAACCAGCTAAATTCAATTTCTGATGCTCCCGTTTAACCTCAATATGACCGTTTCGGAATTTATACAAGTTGCCATGTATTACGATCCCGAACCGTTCCTGAACGAATGTAAGCTGTTGGAGTTGCCGGATAAATGGATTCAGAACCTAAACGAAATCACCTACGGCAACAGGATAGACCTGTCAGAGATCAATGCAGAAAACTTTGTAACCATGCCGCTAAAGGTTCTGCATGGTGTTCAGGAATCAGAACTGTTAAAGTTAAAAGCATCAGAGGTAATCCGGTTCGGTTTCATGGTCATTGAAGGCTTGAACGCTTTGAATAAACGTGATGAAAAGTATTTAGCATACGAACCAGAAGAAGCCGAACTGAAGGCTGGAATAAAAAAGATTAATCACGGGGTTTTCGGTATAATTGACACGCTTTGCCGAAGGTGTCCTCAGTACACCCATGAAGACATCTTGAACCTATCGCAGCAAAAAGTATTTATGATGCTGAAAATTGACATTGATAATGCTAACTTCGCGAAACGATTAAGAAAAGTATTAACAGAAACCAAACACAAACATTAACCAACACACCACCACATGAGCAACCTCGCAGCCGGTTATTTCCGCAGAACGATAAGCAATGAAGCTTACGGAATAAAATGGCCTGAACGTTCAGTTTCGTTAATACCGTACCAAAAAGCAGATACAGGGCTTATGAAGCTGATCGAACAAAAACTGATTACGGTTAAGCCAATTAACGAATACTTCACCGATTTCAACATTGAAACATCGAAAGCAACAAGACTGTTTACTCACATCGGGAGCGGAATAGGTGACATTTTGGCTTTATCCGCATTAACTGAATACCTTTCAGAATATGAGATTCAGGTTCATGCACCCCGGAATAAGCACGTACTGTTTGAATGGTTTAAAACTCCGGTAGATGTATTGGATTATTTCCGCCCGATCGCAAACGATTACTTTACGAGGCAAGGATTTAAAAACAAGATGTACAATAAATGGCATCGGCTTGTAATTGAAAACGCAGCCATCGAAGCCCGTGAACTGTGCTGGTACGATGCACACTTTCGCAGAATCGGAATGTCTGCTGCTCCAGATGGTTTCAATCGTCCACAGTTAAGGATAGACCGGTTAACCGATCAACCGTCTTTATTAAAAGGCAAATCAGTGTTGATATGCCACCGGGCAAGTTGTCAAATGAGATCATCAAAACTGAAAGACTTTTACGAACCTATCAGAAAAGTTTATCCGGATCATCAGTTGTACGTGCATGAAGTTGATCTCACCGACACCGATAAGCGTTTTATTGAGCAGGTGCAGGATATATTGATATTACCTAAATCAAACCTGCATGATTACCTTGTCAACCTTTACGATGCTGATATGGTTGTCACAACTGACACCGGGGCAATACATTTCCGGGAAGGGGTGGAGCGTCCGGCATTGGGTGTGTTTGCTGCCATGACAACCGGAAGCCGGACAAGCGGGTATAAATTTACACGGTCATTCAATGTCAAATCAAGCTGCGAACATCAGCCCTGCTTTATTCACGAGCGGGTAAAAGGCCAGATATGCCTGAACGCAAAAGAAGGTGATCGGGTTGCAAAGTGCCAGACGGGTAAGGCGTTTCAGATGCAGTTGGAACGCCAGCTAATGAATTATATTTTAATTAATGATCTTGAAGAATTTAAGAAAGCGGGTAAGGCTATTTACTGTGAAATGGATTCAGTGAAAATTGTTGAAATTAACCAAACCAACCGTCAATTATGAACATACTTGTTAAGTTCCCGATCCGACATCGCCGTGAAAAGTTCTTCACGACACTGGCAAAGTACAGAGCCACGGCGCGCGATCTGAGTAAGGTTCATTTTTTGGTGTCTATGGATTCAGACGATCAGGAATTAAACCGGCCAGATGTCGAAAAAAGATTAAGCAGGCTTGGTGTAGAGTTTTATTTTGGCGACAATCGGACTAAGATCCAGGCATGTAACGCTGATATTGAACGTACTGCATACAACTGGGACATACTTCTGCTGGCATCTGATGATATGATTCCGGTTGTTAAAGGATGGGATAAAATCATCCGGGACAAAATGCAGGAACATTGGCCGGACTTATCCGGGGTTTTGCATTTCTATGACGGGCACCAGAAAGACGGCATAAACACCCTATCAATTATCGGGCGGGGTTGGTATAATCGGTTCGGGTACGTTTATAATCCTGCCTATCAGACGATGTGGTGTGATACTGAATTTACTGAAGTGAGTAGGATTCTTGGTAAGGAAGCAAGGTTTACCGACACGATCATCGAACATCAGCACCCGTATTCAGGTGCCTGCCCGATGGATGAACTATACAAGCGAAACAACAACGATTCGGCAGACCGGCAACTATTCAACAAGCGCAAGTCAAACGGGTTCTACATACCTAAACTATTGATCGTTCAGCCGGGTAGGTACGGCGACATCCTGATCTGTTTGCCGATTGCAAAGCATTACGCTGATCAGGGTTATAAAGTTTTCTGGAAGTGTCCGCCTGAGTATCATTCAATGTTTGGAAGTACTCCTTATGTAACACCTGTTGAATTTGCTCCGCCAGTTGACCGTACTATTGATTTATCGTTTGGGTTTGGTGGCCAGCCTGAAAGATGGTGGCAATCGAACAAAGCTAATTTTGATTCGTTTATAACCGCTAAGTATTTGCTATCAGGTGTCCCGATTCGGTACAGGTCAAAACTGGAATGGAAACGGGATATAAAAAAAGAAGATGATCTTTACGATTTGGTTGTCGGTGATCAGAAAAAATACATTCTGATTCAGGACGAAACCCACAACGGTAAATTTATCAGGCTGAATTTTGCAAATCAAATCCGGCTGCAAAAGATTGAAGGGTTTACGATTTTTGACTGGTATAAAATAATTCAGAACGCCTCAGAAATCCATTGCATTGATTCGATTCTTTGCAACTTTATAGAAGGTGTCCCGGAGTTTCACGGCAAGGTAAAGAAAATATATTTGCATTCACGGGAGGAAATGTGTTATCTTACGGCCATATTTCGGAACAATTGGATTATTAACCGTGACCCGGCAAATCCGGTTGTAATGATTGATTTGAAAACCGAAGCCAATACAGTTATGGTAGTACCAGTTTTCAAACGCCCTGCCGAATTACAGAGGACATTGCAATCAATCCGCAAATGTCTGACCGATGACGTTTACCTAATTCTTGCTGATGACGGTTCACGTGATCCGGAAGTTACCCGTATATGTAAAAATTTCCTGTTCTCAATAAATGATCGAGGCGCTTACCTGAACTATCCGAATGTCGGAGTGGCTAAGAATATGCGCAGAGCTTTGGACTTGTGCGAGCGGTTCAAAACCATAATCACACTGGATTCTGATTTCATTGTACTTCCGGATTTTGTACAACGTTTGAAACATTTATTAGGAAACGGCGTAAAAAGGATTGTGACAGGTTTTAATGCACCGAACCATAAACCAATATCAGAAATATCAGGCGGTGTTCTGAAAAAGACTATCGGAGGTGGTAACCTGTGTTTCACTTGGCAAACGTACATTGATTACGTCCGGCCATCGCTCAACAACGATCTATGGGATTTTGAAATGTCAAACAGGATAATAAACAAAGGCGGGTATCTGATTTGTGCCAGCCCGTCTATTTGTCAACACATCGGGATGCGGTCAACTTTGGGGCATACAAATGCGGATGTGGCAAAGGATTTTAAAATGGTTGAGGTATGACAAACGATGAACGTTTTATAAGCTACAACGGTAAATTATACCCAAAATTCCAAACAACCGGGAATGCATCACGGTTTATCATGCCTGTGGCTATTGAACTATGCAAGGGCGTTGGATATGACATCGGAGGCAATCGCCCTGAATGGTGCCTGCCGGGTGCTATACAAATCGACCCGGTTATAAACGGCAAGGACGGCAACGCACTGCCGAAAACACTTGTGGATTATATTTTCTCATCGCATTGCCTTGAACACTTTAACAACTGGGTGACAGGATTGGAACACTGGGCCAGCCGATTGAAGCCGGGCGGGGTGTTGTTGTTGTACCTGCCGGATTACTCACAGGAATATTGGCGACCCTGGAACAACCGAAAGCATAAACACATTATGCACCCCGGACATATTGCAGACCTGTTAACCAGCTTGGGTATGACAGTCACGGTTACAGGCACTGATCTAAATAATTCATTCGCTGTTTTGGCTATAAAAAACGAAGTATGACATACGAAGAAAAACTAAGGGCGGTAATTCAAACGCTGACTGATGAGCCGGCATTTGTTCCGGCTGAAGACGCATGGCATGCAAACTATCGGATCACAGATCAGACATTTCCGATTATTATTAAGTTGCCAAACGGGACCAGCACGGTTGAACGCAAAGCAAACACGATCATTCAGAACACCGGCATTGCTTTGTGTTTCTGTGATCTTTGCCCGGTCGATGTACCGTATTCGACTAAGCGACAAATCTGGGATCGTATGTATTTGCTTGGCTGCGAGTTTTTAATCAAAGCCGGACAAAGCATACATTTTCAATACCCTACCGATGTAACGAGTGAAGAGGTGTCTGATGTTTACGATGAGAATGTTTGCGGGGTGGTTTTCTTTATGAAGTTACAGGAAATGTCTGGGATGAATATATGTGAACTTCAATGAGAGCCGAACAAAAGCAAATACTGAACGAGGAACTGAAAGACCTGCAAAAGCGGATCATTCAGAACCATATTTCAGCAGGGCAGAAGGCGTCAGGCAAAACGATTAAAAGTATAACGATTGAGATCGGAGATAATTACGGGCAGTTAACCGGGCGCAAATTCTTTGGAACACTGGAAACAGGGCGGAAGGCTGGCCGGGTTCCGGCTAAATTTCAGGATGTGATATTGAAATGGATGCAGGATAAAGGCATAAACGTACCGAAACCTAAATCATTTTCTTACCTTGTTGCCCGTAAGATCAGATTAGAAGGCACGCTGTTATATCGTACAGGTGGCCGTTCAGATATTTACAGTAAAGAAATAAGCATCACGATTGAACGGCTTACCAAACGATTAGGGCAGGATCAGGTAACTGAAATATCACGTTTGTTTGACAACTTAAAAGTGACAGTCTAATGGCAATAACAATTACAGCGATACCGGATTGGCTATGGGTTAAAAACCCGGTCATTGTAGAACTTACCGGGGCTTCCGGTGATCTGGATTATGCAAAAATCCAGATTTATGACGGTGAAACAATGCTGTCAGAAGGTTACTATGTTGCAAAGTCTGACTATCTGAAAGCTGACATTTCCGGCTACCTACATGCGGCATTTGACATTACGCCAAACGATAGAACAGGGGTTACATTATACCGGCCTGCTGAAACGTCAATGAACCTTACTATTATTGTGCTTGTAAACGATGACGATGAAGAAATCTATAACGAATTACATACGCTGATTTACGGAGGCAAAGAGGCGATTGATACTTTTAGTATTGACGATTACGTTATGGTATCATCCGGAACAACCTTCCCGGACTTTTTGATTGAGTTTGACCGTATAAAAATATGGAAGGATCAGCCATTTGAAATGCGGTTTACAGCAGATACAGGCAAGGCGTTTACATTCGGGATGGTTTGCTACAACAAAGCGAATTTTCAAACTGCGATTGACTTATCAATTTCAGCACAGGATGATCGGGGCGTATTAAAAGTAAACCCGACAGCATTAGCAACTCCAATACCTGATGATACTGTATGGATTGTAATTTCTTTGAAAACAGGTACTGATGTAGCTGGGTATATTATCGCTGACTATATTACCCCTGATTGCAATAGCGGTGTTTTGCTGCGGTGGATAAATCGTTTAGGTGGCATTCATTTATGGTACTTCAGAAAACGAGATACAAGGCGACCCGTTAAGACAACAACAGTACCGGTGCCTGAATCTATTGAATATTCAAACAACTGGAATCCGGGTAAGGGTAAGGTTGTTGAGAAAGAAAAACAGAAACTTATAACCGTTGGCGATGAACTTGTCCCGATTTCGGACTTTGAAGTTATTGCCCGTATTGTTGAATCTGATCGGGTTGATATGTACATGGGTTCAGGCGATTGGATGCAGGTGATTGTACAGGACATTGATTTTAACACAGCGCACGAAAACGATTATCAGGATATTGAATTTACAATCGTAACAATATGAGGCGTGAATTGTACATCGGTGGCCGCTTGGCTGACATTGACGGGGTATCAATCCCGTTAACATTCGCCTGCTCTGAAATTGCCGATCTATCCGGGGTGTCTGGTAATTATTCGCTGACGGTTAAATTGCCTTTGACCGGGAATAACATCATGATTGCTTACTTTGCGAATCTGCCGAACACTTCACCGGCTGCGCTGTGGTCTGGCTACAAAACAACTGCTTCATACTTTGTCGATGGTGTGCCTGTTTTTCAGGATGCAGTTGTCAGGCTGCTGAGTACCGAAAAATCAATTGATATACAAATTACGTTTGGGAACCTTGCATGGCTTGATGTTTTGGGAAAATACAAGCTGAAAGACTACATTAATTTTAATACCGTTTTAGATTGGAATTACTGGTCTATTGAAAACGAAACAACGGATATACGTTGGATTGCTGCGGACTATGGAGGCACGTTTGAAGGCGGTCTGCACATGGAAAGACTTTATCCATGTGTTAGCTTTCTGAGAATCTGGAACAAAATATGGAGTAAATTAGTTGTTGACGGTCATATTAAAGGCGTTCCGAATGTTTTTGTTGAGGGTGATATTTGGATGCCTTTTATGTCAATGTATCACAACCCAGCACTGCCGATTGGTGAAACGTTTGATCTTGACGCTGATTTATTGATTGCGAACCAAACAGATCCGATCAGGAACACCGATGGTATGTCAAACATGGACTGCTCAGACAATCATCCGGGGATGTGCTTTGTTAATACAAACGGATATTTTATCGCTCCGGTAAACGGAACGTATAGAATCCGGATGTCGTCATCGGTTTACATTGTTGTAACAACCACCGGATATTCTGAGGTCACCGTTGATTTTAGTTTAAAAAAACGTGAAGATGATTCCGTTGTTCAGCAGTTGTTTTCAGACACATGGATAGATGGGACGGACAACGAATCGCACCCGTTTGATTTCGATGGTTATGTAACATTAAAAAAAGGCGATGTAATTTACCTTGATCTATTTTGTGATCAGTCCGGTGTGCCAGGGTATCAGGTATCAACATATCTGAGCAATGCGCCTGATTTATTTCAGATAGACTACGTTTCTGAGCCAAACAAAAAGACCCGTTTAGAGTTTTTTATGCCTTTCGATGCCGATTACAATTTACCCGATATGCTTTGCAAAGACTTTATTAAAGCCGGATTGCAACTATACGGGCGATTGGTTGAAAGTAAAGAAAGCGTTGGAAGGATTGAGAATAAGCCGGTGATATTTAGCCTTGATTCTTTGACCGGAACCACTTATGAAGATTGGTCTGATAAGTTGATTTCGTTTGACCGGCCTAAGATTGAATGGAATTTAGGGTTTTCAAATCGCAATTATTTGCGATACACCGAGGATGAAACAGACGGTGTTTTTGAGGATGCATATTTCACAACCTACGAAACCGACAATTCAGAAAAGGATTTATTTAAGTCTGTTTTTGCCGCTTCCGATGATGTGTCCTTAATCGGGACATCATATTTCCCTGTGCCTGTTTGCTCTATTCCGCAATGGGTAGTTGATGAAAAGACAGACGAATGGAAGTTTGAAGGCAAATGCAAGCAGCGAATATTCAGGTACTATCAAACCGGGACTACTTTTGAATCTGAGGTGGTTCAGTTGTACGATGAAGAATACGACCCGATTGTTATTGATGAATCAATGATTTATGCTTCGTACTTTTCAGAAATTCCATCCGGAGTTACAGACACCGGGCAAGGCTTAAACATGGATTCGATCGTTGCGAAGCATTACTCCGGGTTCATTGAGGCGGTGAAATCAAACCGGCTGTTTACGTTTCAATTCCTGCTTAACCAGATCGACATAAACAAGTTTACCCATATAACCCCGGTTTGGATTGAAAAGTTTAGTAACTTCTTTTTTGTGAAAAAGATACTGAATTGGGAATCAGGGCGAGTGTGCAATGTCGAGATGTTGCAGCTTAGGGATTCTGGGGCGTTGGGGGTGGTGCCGGAACCACCTGTAATAACATCGGTCAAATACGGCCTGCTGTACAACTGGTATGCTGCAACTGATGTCAGAAATATTGCTGCGGATGGGTGGGAAGTGCCAACAAAAGCCATGTACCAAACATTATCAACTTATTTAGGGGGTGATGCAATTTCTGGATTAGCTTTAAAAGAAGTTGGCACTCAATCTTGGATTGGGAATCTTGGTGCTACCAATAGTTCAAAATTTTATGCAAGGGGTTCAGGTAGAAGAATAAATACAACAGGTTTATTTGAAGAAATAAATTTAACTTCAAGTATATGGGCTGTAAATAGCAATAATTATCTTTTGATAAGCGCAGGTGATGGCGTTGTAAATCATTATTCATTACCAAGCAAATGGGGTATGGCTATTAGGTTAATCAAAACAACCACAACTCTCACAGACGGACAAACCGGAACTTACACCGGCAACGATGGTAAGGTTTATAGAACTATCTGCATAGGCACTCAGGAATGGTTGGCTGACAATCTTTGTGAAACCAAATACCGAAACGGTGACACAATACCGGAAGTAACAGACAACGCAGCATGGGCGGCACTTGAAACCGGGGCTTTGTGTGCTTACAACAACGATTGGGACAATGTTTTAATAACTGAATGACATGGCAAACGAAACAAAAGACATATTACTCCGGTTAAAACTGGAAGGCGATGCAGACATTAAAAAGCGCAACAGCGAACTGTTAAAGTCAATACAGGCGAATCAGACAGCCATTGCGTTGAACAATTTAAAGCTGAAAGAACTCGGTAAAGAGGCAGACAAAAACGCTGAATCAATCGCAAAGCTGACCCAGGAAAACCTGATCTATTCCAATGCTAATAAATCCCTAAGAACAGAACTAAACAACAATATCAAAGTCCTGTCAAACGAAGTCGGGAGCCTGAACGAAAAGCGGGCTATCCTGAACAACATGAATGCAGCCTATGCCAAACTATCAGCAGACCAGAAAACAAACACGGCTGAAGGTATTGCACAGGGTAAAGCTATCAGGGCGTTAACCGATGAACTGAAAGCGGAAGAAAAGGCATTAGGTGATACACGTAGGAATGTCGGAAACTACACAGATTCAATCATCGAAGCAAACGAACAGATGGGGCTGTCCGGCACAGTATTAGGCCGGGTTGTAACAGGTTACAAAGCTTTCAAAGAATCGGCATTAGCAGCAAGCGGAGGTACATCAGTACTAAACGGGGCATTGAAGCTATTAGCCGCAAATCCGATCTTCGCGATAATTGCCATTGCAGCAGGGGTTTTTATGCTGCTTAAGGAGTCGATAGGCCGTAACGCTGAAATAGTGGATAAATTTACAATTGCCCTTGCTCCACTCAAAGTGATATTAGGGGTTGTTTTTGGCATTATCGGTGACTTTGTAGAATTGCTTGTGGGTGGTTTTGCAAAAGGGATGGAGCTTGTTACAAAACTATTCGGAGGAGCAAATTCAGCCGCATCGGAATATGTTGAATCAATAAAAGCGGTTCAGGACGCAGAAGATGAATTATACAATTTACGAATAAGGCAAAAGCGAGAGCAGGCAGAAATCAATAACCTGATGGCAATTGCAAACAATAGAATGGTTGACGGTAAAGCAAGATATGAAGCAATAACAAAAGCAATAGAAGTTGAACTCAAAACAGCTAAAGAATCAGCAGTACAAAGTAAAATATTACTTGACGGCAAGGTTAAAGAACTTGAAGCGGAATATAATTTACGGGGCAAACTAATAGACAGTAATTTACAACTAACCCGTGATGCCTTGAGAAAATTATCAGACGATGATAAATCAGCTTACCAAGAGCGATTGGACGAACTTATCGGATTTACAGACAGAGAAAGCGAAATAAGAAAAGAAGCAGGGCGTAAAATAGGACAAATACAATCTGCCATAGTAGCGGATGAAAAGGCGCAACGTGACCTGCAAATATCGGCAATGACTGATGGATTAAGCAAACAACTTGCAACCATTGAAAGCAACTACGCTGCTCAAAAACAGACCATCAAAATATCATTTCAAGAGCAGCGAAAAACCATTGAAGAAGAATTGCAGCAAAAATTGAAACTTTACAAAAGCGATTATGCAATGCAAGCAAAATTATCTATACAATTTTATAAAGATATACAGGATATTAATAAGCAACAAGCTGAACAACTTGCATTAATTGAAGCAGCGCAAGCACGTGAACGTCTGAACGCACAAAGAAATGCAGCCAAATCAGCAGCAGACAGCCGTACTGCGCTTGAACGTGAATTGCAGGATATTATACTCAACACCTATCAGGATGGATACGCAAAGGAGCGGACAGCATTGTTAATTGCATTTCAGCGTAAACGCGAAGACCTTATTAAAGATGCTGAGTTTACAGGCAAAAACAGAAAGGAAACGGCGGCCATTGTAGCGGCTCTAACTGAGCAATACAACCGGGAAGCATTGAAGATGGAGCAGGAGAATCAAAAGCGAATCCGGGAGATAATATACGGTGAAGCGGTTGCCAGAAAAGAACTTGAAATACAGTTGCGACTTGAAACAGTCCGGGAAGGTTCTGCGGCTGAATTGGATTTAAGGTTGGCACAGTTAGCGTTGCAGAGAAATGCGGAACTTGAAGCTGCTGAAAAGTTAAATGCTGATCTGTCGCTTGTTTATGCAAAATACGGGCAAAAGGAATTTGAACTCAGGCAGCAATTTGAGGCCGATGCAAGGCAGATGGTCTTGGATGAAACATTGCAGCGTTATCAGAACGAAATTGAGATAGCAGCGCAGGCCGGTGAGGATACAATTGCATTGCGGATTGAGGCGAAGCAACGGGAAATTGATAACTTACAGGCACTTGAAGATGAAAGCAGCGATCAGTTTATCGCCCGCAGACTGGCTTTGCAGTCCGAATTAGCAGACATAGAACAACAGGGCGTTGATCAGCGCAACCAAATCCGGGAAACAGAGTTGCAAGTTGCTGCGGCTGTACTGGATGGAATATCGGCTTTAGGTGATTTATTTAGTCAGGAGCAGGAAAAATCAGCCGGATTTGCAAAGGCAATGGCATTGTTTTCCATCGGACTCGATACGGCAATGGCATTGACGACAGCAATTGCAAACGCCCAAAAAGCTGCTGCGGCAGGTGGGCCACTTGCCCCGGCTTTATCAGCACTTTATACAGCACAGGCATTTACAACGGTTTTAGGTGCTGTTGCAAAGGCAAAGAAACTATTAACTGATGTACCAAAGGCACCGGGTAAGGCAACCGGCGGTCTAATAACAGGTGAAGGTTCAGGAACCTCGGATTCAATCCCGGTCAGGTTAAGTAATAATGAATCTGTTTTGAATGCTCAATCAACCGGCATGTTTGCTCCGTTATTATCCGGTTTAAATCTGGCCGGTGGTGGCGTTGCGATTCAATCCGTTAATAAATCGCAAGAGGTACAAGGTGAACAGTTTTTGGCAAACGCTTTTAGTAAGGCTCTGATAAATATGCCCGCTCCGGTTGTTGATTTACAGGAGTTTCACAGGGCGGAAGATAGGCTGATACAGATAACAGAAAACTCGGTACAATGATACTATACGAATATGTCTGTGAGCATCAGGACATTATAAAAGACCTGATAAAATTAGGGATGATCCCGGTCGACATTAACCATAAGGTAAAAGTTTACCGGCTCTATCTGGAACACCGGCAGACATGCAAGCGGATGCAGGCTGTTGAAAATGTAAGCATTGACACCGGGCAATGTTCGTCAAACATTTACAAGATCGTTGAACGTATGGAGCAGAAAGTATGACCGGATTAATCGGGTTGGCTCTAATTTGGTTCGGGTGCCGGTCGCTAATTCTATACAATAGAAAACAGAGATCATTGAAACTGTCCCGGATTTGGGCGGCGGCTGTCTTGGATTGGTTGCAATCGGAAAATAGTAAACCACTTTACAAGTAAACACCTATTAAACTGCCTTACTTTTGACCTATTAATATAAAACCATTTATGGCACTGCTGAAAATTTATACTGATATTGAGAACGAAAACAACGCAGTTGGATTCTTCGGGGATCGGATGGATGTGTTTTCGGCAAGTCGGTTAACTGATTTTCTGCAAGCATCCGAAGATTCAGAAATTGACGGGCGTTTACATTGCCGGGGCGGTTCTGTAACTGAGGGCTACACTTGTCATGATCTGTTAACGCACTCAGGTAAAAAAGTATCAATGACGGTTGAGGGGCTTTGTGCTTCGATTGCAACCGTTATTCTGATGTCAGCCCCGAAAGAAAGGCGCAAAATATATCCATACGGGCAGGTTATGATTCATAACCCGTACATTCCTGAATATACCCTTGCTGATTCATACGGAGCTGAAGATTTAGCAAAGATGGCAGCCGATTTGAAAATGGAAGAAAACAGGCTGTTGGATTTTTATGTCGCCAACACCGGGGCAGATCGGGCTGAACTAAAAGCAATGATGGATGCCGAAACAACCTTAAATGCTGAACAGGCGTTGAAATTTGGTTTTGTCGGTGAAATTCTTCCCGCTATTTCAAACACAAAAAAGGAATTTAACAATAAATTCAAAACGCAAATGGAAGCAAAACAGATTGATGAACTCAAAGCTGAATTAAAGAAAAAAGATACACTGCTGAACAGGTTGATGAAGGCCGTAGGGCTGGCGCCGGAAGCAGTTAATCTTACCCTTACCGATGCAACCGGAAACACTCTGACTGTTGAACGGGAAACCGGTGATCCGGCAGTAGGTGACACAGCCAGCCCGGACGGTGTTTTCACGATGGAAGACGGCAAAGTAATTACCGTTGCAGGTGGATTGATTACCGAGATCGCAGAACCGGAAGGCGGAGATACTGAAATGGATGCTTTGAAGGCTGAAAATGCAGCACTGAAAGCAGAAATTGAAACTTTGAAAGGCGCAAACACACAGGCGGCAGCCGATTTAGCCGCACAACTGGCTGAGGCAAAACAGGCCGTTACCGATGCTCAGGCGTTAAAAACAGAATTGGTCGGCTTGAAATCAAAGTTTTTCCCGGAAGGTCGTCAAACACAGTTTGAAGACCCGAAGCCCTCGAAAATTCAGGATAAAATAAACCAGAAACGGGCAGAAATCGAAGCAAAGAAAATCAAAAAATAACCATAAAAAAAGAAAACGATGGCATCAACAGGAATAAACTGGTCAAATTTTGTCGTCAACAATGACGGCATTAAAGATTTCCGGGAACTGCTTAAGCTGGAAACCCTTGAAGGGGGTGATTTCAACCAGTTCCACACCTTTGATCCGAATACACACTCAGGCGATAAACTTGATGGTATTGGTCAATTCGCTGAGGTAGGCTTAGCAGGCGGGACTTCATGCGCACCAACATTCAACAGCTCGCAGGCTGCATCGGTCGAAAAAACATGGGTACTCGGTGAATGGGAAGTACCTGAAAAAATCTGCTACAAAGACCTCGACACAACCGCAGCCCGTTATGGACTGAATCCGGGTACTGAAATTGCAGACCTTACCGGAACAGTGATTGCCGACATACTCGCCCCACTGATGACCGATGCGCTAAAACGCATGTTCTGGCGTTTGGCATGGTTCGGTGATCTTACCGCAGCCAACATTGCTGATGGAGGTGTAATCACAGCAGGCAAAAATGTAAACCTTTTCAAGACCTGTGACGGGTTTTTCAAAAAGCTGGCTGCACTTGTAACAGCAGACGCAAACAGGGGGACAAACATTGCCGCAAACGAGCAGGCGACCTACGCACTGCAAAATTCAACCTTTACAAACGGGATTGATGTTCTGGATGCAATGATTTACAGCGCACCGATGAAGCTGCGAAACGCTGCAAACAAATTCATCCTATGTACACAGTCAGTTGCCGATGCTTACGAAAAGCAACTCACCGGCACTGGAACCGTTTACACCCAGATTCAGTGGGAAACCGGAATGAACGGAATGAAAATGTTTAAACGCAAAGGCGTTGACATTTACCCGATTCCTTTGTGGGATGCCTACATCCAGGAGTACGAAAACAACGGAACCAAATGGAACAACCCGCACCGCGCAGTATTCACCACGAAAGAAAATCTGCACTTTGCTGCTCCGAATGATGAACTTGTAACCACATTGCAGGTATGGTTCTCCGCCGATGATCAGGATACCAAAATGCTGGCACGTGACAAGTTCGGAGTTTTGATTCTGGACGACACCTTATTCCAGTACGCAGTCTAAACGGTAAAGGCCGGGTAAAACCGGCCTACCATTAACCTCAAAAAATAGGAGATAAAAATATGGCAAACTGTGACAGCGTAATTGCACGCGATGTTCAGGCAAGCTGCGAAAACACGCTTGTTGGAGAACTGGAAAACGTTGCATACATCATTAACCGTGACGACATAGATTTTGATTCATGCGTTTACGGCACCTCTCAATTCGTGCTGACGGACATCGTGTTGAAGGCCGGTAAAACAGCCTACCTTGTACATCAAATCGGGGATTCATTTTCTGGTGCCGGTGTTGAACTGGAAAAGAAAAGGTTTAAAAACACCTTTGCGACAACCTTTAACTTTGTCATTTTTGACAACGATCCTGAAACAAAGGAAAACATTGAGGGCATTGCAAACGGTCGTTTTGTTGTGATCTGGGAAAACAAATACAAAAACAGTCTCAAAGCCGGAACCCCTGGAGATTCAACATTTGAAACCGTAGGGTTTAAACTCGGTTTGAAATGCGAAACCATTACATCGCTGAAATACGATCCGGATTCGATGGGCGGATGGGTTGTGTCACTGAAAGAAATCGGTGGCCCAGCAACCCCGATTACGGTTTACAAGACCGATGTTGACACTACCAGAACAATGATTGAAGCACTTGTTACCACTTAACCGGATGGCAAGACCGAAAAAAAATAAGACAAAACAGGCAGTTCCGGATGTGAAAGCTCCGGAGCCGCCTGAATTGTCACGGTTCGCATCCCTGTTTACAAACGATATTGCGCACCGTGCTATTCATAAGCAGTTAGATCAGGATGAAGTTGATGCTATCGTAAGGCTTTACAATGCTGTAATGCACTCCCCGATGCCAAAGACATGCTCTAATTGTGTTTCGGATGCTTTTTTCGAGTTATACAATCTGTGGAAACGTGATGAACAACACTTCGAGGATTTGTATAACTGCCAATATCGGCTACGTGGTGGCGTTTTATTGCAGGAATTTGGCAATAAGTCAAAAAACTGCACGAATAAGAACCTTACAAACGAACTGGCTGAATATCATCTGCTCATCAATCCGGGCTGCCGGAAGTTATTTGAACGAATACCTGAATAATTGGATAACCTTTTGTAGGGCTGGTCAATCGGCCAGCCTTTTTTTATAACTTTGATTCGATGAATTTAACAAACGTAAAAGCGGAAAGACAAAGGGTTGAAGTTACCGACGGGTTATCGTTGGGCATACAGACGTATGGTTTACGCAATGATTACCCGCAACGGATTAAAACAGTTACAAAAGCATCTGTAACTGCGAAGGGTTGCATTTCAACTTATCACAAATTTATACAGGGCGGTGGCTTTGCTGATAAGGTATTTTATAAAGCTATTGTCAATGATAACGGCCTGACTTGTGATCAATTGCTTAACCTGATCTCACGTGACTATGCCGATTACGGAGGTTTCTCACTCCATTTTAATTACAACGTTTTAGGTCAGATCACAGACGTTAACCACATTCCTTTTGAACATTGTCGATTAGGATTAGATGATGATACCGGCAGGGTTTCAAAAATCGCAATACATCGGGACTGGACAAAGCTGAAGCGGAAAACAGTTGTTTCAAAAACAACAATCAACTTTATCGACATATTCAACCCGATTGCAAACGTTGTTCAGGCTCAGATACTCGCAGCCGGTGGGATTGATCAGTATAAAGGGCAGGTACTTTACTATTCGTCAGATGGCGATATGGTTTACCCTTGCCCGGTTTACGATTCTGCGATAACTGACATTTCAACAGAGGCTGGAATCAGCAACGTGATTTACCGTAACGCCCGCATGAACTTTATGCCAGCCGGAATGTTGATTCGCAAAGTATCTGAGAATACCAGCGCAAGGACAGACGAAAGCGGCAGACATATTGAGGATAATTTTTCAGCAAACTTCAAGCAGTTTCAGGGCGATGAAAACGCATGTAAGATTATAGACGTTGAGGCTGGGTTTGATGAAGCTGCGCCTGAATTTGTCCCATTTACAACTGAGAAACATGCTGAAGAAATGAGGATCAGCTCGGAAATGGTGCAGGTTAAAATTGGTAAAGGATTCTTACAGCCGCCAATTCTCAGGGCGGAATCAGTTGCAACCGGTTTCACTTTACAGGCAATGCAGGATGCTTACACCTACTACAATTCCATAACCGTTTCAGAACGTTTGGAAATTGAGAGGGTATTTGCACGTATTTTTGCTAACTTTGTAAGGCCGGTAAACCCGTCCGGCAATTATTCAATTATACCGTTAACTTATGGACAACCTGACAACAGCAACTGAGATACGGACATTATGCCGCCCGATAACTCCGAATTTTAAGGATGCGGTTATTGAGGTGTACATTCCTGAAGCGGAACAAATTGACGTTAAGCCGATATTGGGAGAGCAGATGTACATTGATTTGTCAGAGGCTCAGACAGGGACATCGTTAACCGATGAACAAGTGTTGATTCTTGGCGGCGGGGTTTACGAAGTTGACAGTCGGAAATATGTATTTTCGGGATTGAAAAGGGCAATTTCGTATTTTGTTTACGCTCGGTTAATTCGCAACATTGATAACAATCTTACGTCTTACGGATTTGTCAACAAGCAAACGAATGAATCAGAACGCCCGGAGTTGAAAGAAAAGCTACATGCTGCTGATGATGCGATGAAAACAGGCAATAGCTATTTGAATGAAGTTTTGCAGTACATAAGATTGAATAATCTTGATGATGCTTACGTTTGTCCGGATGTCCCGGTCAGGCGCTCAACCATAAACGCAATAGGAGATTAAACAATGGCAAATGAGGTATTAGGTAATTATACCGTGCAAACAGTAATGACCCCGGAGCAGTTTCAGGGCGGGGCAAAGGGAACATTTATCCTGACAGGTACGAGTGAATTAACAGGTGTGTTTGCCGGGTTTAAAGCACTTGGCGATACGGTTATTGCTGCTGTTGATATTAACGGAATTGAAAAAACCCCGGCTACATTTTTCGGATCTGCGTCAATGGCTGATACAGTTGTCATGGCAACCGCTTATGCTAAAGGCGAGTATATTACAGCCATAACACTGACTTCGGGAAGTTTGTTAATGATAAAAGCTGATTGATATGTTTGGGTGTCACGTAGCGAATTTCACTCCACTTGGGGCGTTGTTGAACCAAAATGAGCCACCGGAAGGCTACGAGGCTTTACAGGATTCAATACCTGAAAATATTACTGATTCCAATGGAGAAATTATTTACGTTTTAACGGAGGTATAAAAATGGGACAATTAACAATAACAACCGCACAGGCTCAGGAAAAGCTAAATCATTTAGTTATTCCAAATCAAACCAACTTTGTCGGCACAATGATCGTTGGCGATGGTGGAACACACTTGGATAACACTGGGACTGATGCCGGTGATTTTAATTTAATTGTCGGCATTGGCGCAGGAACAGATCAAACAATTGCAAAGCGTAATACGCTTATTGGCTGGAATGCAGGTGCAAAGATCACAAGCGGATGGGCGAACACATTTGTTGGATACAATTCAGGATCAAACGGTGTTGGAACTGGTAGCCTTGATGTTAGTGGTGATGGCGTTGAGTTTTACGCAAACACCGCAATCGGAGAGGGCACTTTTTATAGTGCCACAACAGCAAGCTATTGTGTTGCAATTGGGAACAATGCGCTTGGCCTTGCAACGACAGCTAAGAATTGTGTTGCAGTTGGGGTACACTCATTGCAATCTGTGACAAGTGCCGTTAACAATGTGGGACTTGGCAGAGCGTCTGGATACAACTTGACAACAGGCGGTTACAATCTTGCAATCGGATTTGAGGCATTGTTTACTCGTACAACAGGAGTCGAGGCCGTAGCAATTGGTACTGGAGCCGGTTTTACAGACAACGCCCCAGCGGAAAACATATACATCGGCAACAATAGCGGATATTATCAAACAACTGGTACTCACAATACAATCGTTGGGGCGGATGCCGGTAAGGGAACTGCGTCTTATAGAGGGTGGTATCAATCTCTATTTGGTTATAGGTCTGGATATGTTCTCGGGGCAGACGCTGAGGGGAATGTGGGGGTTGGCTACCTAAGTTTACAACGGATCACAACAGGTACATACAATACTTTTATTGGGGCTAAAACAGGCCAAAATGCCAGTCAGCTTGCTACGGCTACAAATTCAATTTGTATAGGCAACGACACCTATACAACAGCAAGTAATACAGGTGTAATAGGGAACGCATCGGTTACAGATATATACTTTGGATCAGTTTCTGGTGCTGCAAAGATTCACGCAAGCAAAGCAAGGTTTACCAATATCCCGACCAGCGCAAGCGGATTATCAGCCGGAGATGTATGGAGTAATTCAGGAGTATTAACAATAGTTTAACCTAAAGCAACATGATAAAAATTGAATTTACATTAGAGGAAATTAACCTTGTTATTGCCTCACTTACCGAACTACCTTACAAGGTTTCAGCGCCCCTTATTGCAAAGCTAAAAACGGAAGGTGATAAACAATTTGAGGAGCAAAACAAGGCAACAATGCAGCCCGTTAAATAGTTCACCTTTAGTACAACTCAAACATGAAAAGAACCACCACAACAATACTACTTATCCTGATAAGCCTGATAACTCAGGCCGTGACTTACATTGACCCATCGGCTAAGGTGGCAGGGGATGGAACAGCAGTCAGCCCGTTTAAAACGGTTCCGGCCACAATCACAACCGGGGAGTACCGGATCAAAGCCGGGACAACGATCACAACATCGCAGCAGTTGTATATCAAGACTTCCGGGGTTTACATCGGTAAGTATGGCAAAGGAGTTGCCCCGAAATTAAGCTACACCGGAACCGGCTATGCAGTAAGAATCGAAGCCTCAAACGTGACGATTGACAGCCTCGAAGTTAACGGCAACCGGAACGCTCACAGCCTTGTCTTTGCGATGGGATCAGTCAATAACTACCTGACCGGGATTGTAATCCAGAACTGCAACCTACACAATGCGCACAATCCGAACAATGCCGGGTTTGGGCTTTACTCGTGGTACACTGACGGGTTGGTGATACAGAATACCTATATCCGGGATGTTGCGCTGGATGGGGCTTACTGCCGGAACACCCCGAACATACAATTCAGGGCGGTTTACATCAGCGATATAAACAAACGGTACTTTGTAAACACGAATCAGAAATACAGTTCCGGTGATGCTATTCAGTTGGATGGTTACTGGGATGGGTTTTTAATTGCTCATTGCGACATCCGCAGGATAAATGGAGCTGGTAATAAGTTTAATGTGATCATCGCCAGTGCTGCCGGGGTGTCTGACAACGCAACCGGTGTGATTGAATATTGTGCATTTGAAACTGATTATACGGTGACATCTTCTGTTTTAATTGAGCGTGGCCGGGGAATCATTGTCCGGTATAATTCATTCGAGGGATCAACGCAAGGGATCAGGGTTGCCGGGAAGTACTGTAAGGATGTTGAGATTTACGGCAATGTGTTTATCAACTGCTCGAATGGTGTCGGTGTCGGGGCAACTTACCCGGGTGGCTATCCGGCAACCGGAACAAAGGTCTATGACAATGAGTTTTTAAACATTACCAAATACCACATCTGGGCTGACAAAGCAACTGTCCAGATTTGGGACAATACACACGAAGGTAAAGCCGGGTCAATCGTACATTACAATTACGGGGGAGGCAATTTTGTTGAAATCAAATAAATATCAGATTATGAACCGGATTATAACTTACTTTTTATTGTCCGGCTTGGTGGCGATGGGGCTGTTTGCTGGTTACGCAGCATTTAGGGTTGAGGAAAAGCCGATTAAAAAATATAGCTTTGTAACTCGTCAGGGCGTTGACAGTTTGCAGCTTGTTAAGTATCAACAACAGCAAGTATCCGCAGCACCAGAACCTGAACCTATACGATGGAATCAGATAACAGCGGCAATAGTATCACTGTTTGTTGCTGTTGCCGGGGTTGGTTTCAAAGGCTTTAAAAAAGAGGTATATGGCAGGTTTAGCAGCATTGAGGAGCAATTAAAGACTGTTGCCGATCAGAAAAACCGGGACAATGTAGATCAGCGGTTAATCAAAATTGAACAGGATGCAGCAGGTTTCGCAGACGATGAACGAATAAAAGCATTGATTGAAGGGATCGGAAGCCGGACCCGATCATTTTGCCGGGACGTGATGGCAATGGATTTCACAGAGGAGTGTCTTGAAAAGGCATTTATGAAAATCAACGCAAGGATTCAGGATGGCAAGCACCAGGAAAAAGACCTGGGATTCTCGGACTACTTTATTGACGAAATGAATAAGATCAGGACTGAGGTTCTGAAACAGCTAAAGACCGATCTTACAAGACTTGTTCAGGATAAACTGCACAACTCAAAGTATGAGCGTTTTTCTGAGATCATTTGCCGGTTCCAACGTAATTATATGCGCTCTGTAATCCGGCTTGGGAATGAAACGAAACAGGCATAGGCAGCCGGGGCAAGGTTGACATGGGGTTGTCCTGCCCGGTTGCTGATTGCCTTAAAATAAAACGAAATGAAAGCCCTATTTGAAGTGCTTAAACAGATCCACGGTGAGAACGGCAACTGGTCGTCTAAACGGGTGTACGGTGGGCTGCTTTTAATATCCGCTGTTGTCTGCGTTTTTACGGGCAACAATCACACTTTACTGGAAGCCTTACTCTATACCGGAGCGGGCATGATCGTATCGGGAACAGCCGTTAAAATCGCTCAGGCGTTAAAAAAACAATCATGAACAACATCAGCCCACACATCACCTATGCAGAGGCCACCAGAACCAGCGCACAGGCCGACAACAACCCAAACGCTGAACAGCTTGAAGCCATGAAACTACTGGCCGCAAATGTCTTTGAGCCGCTCCGGGCTATTGTTGGCAAACCGATCATCATTACCTCAATGTTCCGCAGTGCAAAAGTAAATCAGTTAATTGGCGGATCATCGACATCACAGCATTGCAAAGGTGAGGCGATGGACATTAAACTGCCCGGACAAAATAGAAGCCTGTTTGAAATCATCCTAAATCAGTTGCCGTTTGATCAGCTTATATGGGAGTTCGGAACAGACAAAGAACCGGCATGGGTGCATGTAAGTTATAAGGCCACTGGAAACCGGAAACAGGTGCTAAGGGCTATCCGGGTAAACGGCAAACCAAAATACATCGATTATGAAAGCTAAAATCATCATCGGACTATCCTTGTTACTTATCATGTCCGGTTGGTTCGGCTACCGGCAACTATCGGAAGCGAAACGCTATAAGCATAACTGGATTGCCGAGAAGCAGCACCGGGATCAGGAACGGGTTGTCACTCAACGGGAGTTAAGCACGGTTTACAACATTACAGAAGGATTGCAACGGCAATTAAACATCAAACCGAAACAGGTTGAACGATGGATGCAGGCGCCTGTTCAATACCGTGACACCGGAACAACCAAAACAATCACAATACCGGCAGATACCATACTGATCTATCCAGACTCAATCACAGGCGTTTTAAGGATGCCTTGTTACGATTTGAGTATATTACTCTACCGGGGACAATTCAGCGTTGAGCAGGCCGGAAATGATACAATCAGCGTGATTTTGTACCGAACCAGACCGAAAAAGTTTTTATTTATCAAATACGGGGCATGGATTCACCGGGCGGCACTGTATTCAAGTTGCCGGGATTCGGTTTATCAGGTCACGGAAAATGTACGGGTAATGCGTTGATAGCGTGTTTTGTGTTGGTTAAGGTCGCTCTGTGGTGGGGCGGCCTTTTTTTATTGCGTAAAAACGCGTAATTTATCAAAATAAATCAAAAATACGTCTTTTTACGTTGCAATGCTATACTATAAGATAGTATATTTGCTTCATCAACAACCCTAAAACACAAAGCCATGAAAACACTTGACCTGATTAAAAGCAAAAGTAAACAAGTTAATTCAGCCTCAAATATATCTGAACCATACTGGAATAAGTTAAAGTATTTGGTTAAAATGTATCTAAAGGCCAATGAAATAAACGAAATATCAGCCATAAGGTTAAGCGAAATAACTGGACTTAAATCGAAACTATGCTTTAATATGCTTGTTGAACTCAATAAAGAATATTTTAACAAAAAAAACCAAAACACATGACAACAAAGACCATTAAAAGTATTGAGTACTGGTTTGACGGCCAGACCACTTCATATCAAGTTACAAAACAGGATTATTACAACTCATACTTTTCAGGGGTTGGTAAATTCCGCTTGATAACATTTACCGATAACTCACAAATTTACTGTTAACAAAAACCAAAGCACATGACAACACCCATCCTTTACACCGGACAGCAGTTCCGGGAGCTGCGAAGATCAGCAAAATGCACCGTTTACAGGCTGTCGAAATTGTCAGACGTCACACAGCGGACAATCGCTCAGTTTGAATCTGGCGGCAACATCACAATATCAACCTACCGAGCCTTATTAGATGGGCTTGCCAAAATCAAAGCGAAATGATAACCGGAGCCATTCTATTAATCGCTGGCATCGTACTGCTGAAATTCGTAACGGATCGAATCGTTAAATCTTACGACAATGAGCGCTAAAGTAAAAGTCACCCACTGTTCAAACTGCCCGGCTGGTAGGTACTTTGAAAAGGAGGCATTTAGCTACAATGGCTATATGTGCCACATCGACCCGGCAGATGTAAAATGCGTAATCTACACGCTGCAAAACCCTGACGATCTACCACTGCCTGCCGACTGCCCGCTGAGGGATGGGGATGTGGTGATCGGGTTGTAACCGGTTGCGTGTATGGCACGTTGCCAACGATAACTTAATTTGAAACACTAAATATAATAATATGGAAAATACTGGAATAAATGCAGCAGGGCAATGTGCTATACACGATGTTAGTAGCCGTTTTTCGTTACTAATGTTAACAGCACGCCTATTGACACTTGAACTTGAATTAAAAGAAGCAAATCTGCAAATGCTTACTTATCCAAACGAATACACAGATAAGCAAATAGAAACCATTACGCCAATGATATACGATTTAAGGCGTGCGGTAGCTCTTCTTCAAAATGGCTACTAACTACGATATATGTACAACTACCCGTTTTTAAACGTTTACAAACGCCAATTTTAAGCCCTTTTTAATATCAACAACGCTGATATGTAGTATATTAGCGGAACAAACAAACACAAAACACCTAAACAAATGAGTACAGAAATCACAAAAATTGACCCGAAAGAGTACGGACTTGAAGAAACTCAAGTACAGACAATCGAACAGGCATTCGCACCGAAAATCGCAGAACGTGACGGCCTGTTGCAGATTTACAACGATGTAATCACAAAGGAACTTACAGAATCTACCTGCAAAGAGGCCGGAGAATTGCGCCGTAAACTTGTAAAAGTGCGCACCGGAATTGCTGAAATCCACAAAACACAAAAGGCGTTTTTTCTTGCCGCTGGTCGATTTGTTGACGCTTGGAAAAACAAAGAAACAGCACCCGTCGAACAGATGGAAACCAATCTGGAGCAGATTGAAAACCACTTTATCAACATCGAAAAGCAGCGCATTGCAGACCTCGAAGCAACCCGCACTGAACAACTCCTGCAGTACACCGAAATCATGCCGGGGTCACTCGGTTTGATGCAGGATGATGTATTTCAGGCTTACCTTGCCGCACAGAAAACGGCCTACGAAGCAAAGATCGCAGCTGAAAAGCAGGCAGAACATGACCGGATTGCACGTGAAAAAGCCGAAGCAGAAGAACGGGAGCGGATCAGGATTGAAAATGACCGCCTTAAAAAAGAAGCTGAAGAACGTGAAAAGGCAATAGAGGCTGAGCGGATTGAGGCCGAAAAGAAACTGGCTGCCGAACGTGCGGAAGCAGCCGCCAAACAGAAGGCTATTGAAGATGCGGCACGGATCGAACGTGAAAAGGCAGAGGCTGAACGAGCTAAACTTGCAGCCGAATTAAAAGCCAAAGAAGATGCCGAAGCAAAAGCTAAAGCCGAAGCCGAACGGATTGAACAGGAACGTATTGCATCCGCCAACAAAGCCGCAAAAGCACCGGACAAAGACAAACTAAAAGCGTTTGTTCAGTCAATCACTCTGCCGGAACTGCCGGAACTCAAATCAGCAGAAACGAAAGCCGTTGCAGCCGTCATAACTGAGAAATTCAAAGCCTTTAAGGTTTGGGCTGAACAACAGATCGAAAACGTATAAATTCACATCGGGGCGGGTAACACCGCCCCATAACACCACCACACCATGCCACACTTTAAAGAATTTATCGACCCGAATTTTCTCTGTAACATTGATTTTCTGGACAACAATGGCCAGTATCAGCGTAAGGTCGTGACGATTAAGAAGGTCACGAAAGAGGAGATTCACAACGGGAAAGGCGGCTCAGAACTTGTCGCCACAGTTCACACTGCCGAAACAAAGCCGTTTGTACTCAGCAAAAAGAACCTGAAAACACTTATCCGGCTGACAAAGAGGATTAACACAGATGACTGGGTAGGCCAGCGGATTGAACTGTTTATAAGCGAAAACGTAAAGGCTTTTGGCAGTCTGTTTGATGTTATCCGTATCGCTGACAAACGGATCGAACCGGCTCAAAAAGTTGATTACACAGAGCAGCATTTAAGCCTCAAATCATGTACTACGATCAGCCAGTTGCAGGAAGTCTATACAGCGTTTACACCAGACCAGAAGGCGGCAACACTGGCCACGAAAGACGAAATGAAAGCAAAACTAACACCACAAACAAAACTGATATGAAAGTACTTACAATGCAACAGCAATCCTTTGAATGGCATCAGGAGCGATGCGGATCAATAGGCGGCACAAGGTTTAGTCAGGTATTATCAGGCAAAAAAAACAGACTTATTTACGAACTTATCAATGAGAGATTGAACGGATATGTAACTCCGGATGAATATATAAGCGATGATATGCAATTCGGACTTGATAATGAAGATGCAGCCCGTGAACTTTATGCCGAAAAATCTGGAATTGAATTTCATCGGGTCGGTCTGATTAAATCAGACTATTCATCAATGCATCATGCATCACCGGATAGCTTGAATCACGATGAAACAATTGCGCTTGAGATCAAATCTACTGACAATGGAGCAATACACCTTCAACGTTTTTTTGAGGGCGTTGAATCATCGCACATGCCACAGATAATTAACTACTTTGCCGTGTCGGATCAAATCAGAGAGGTTCACTGGGTATCTTATTGCCCTTATCGCGAGGAGCGGCCAATCATCGTTTATGTATTCAAAGCCGATGATTACCGGCCTATTATTGACGAGGCGAGGCTAAAGATCGCAAAAGTAGAAGCCGATGTTATCAAAAAGCAAAACGAATTTACATTTTAAACCATGACCAGCCCATACATCGCCCCCGGAATAATCCGAAACCTTGACCCGGACGGATTAAAGCAGATACTTGACTACTCAGGAAAAGATAAATGCCGTGATCGTGATCTGGTTTTCAAACGGCAGATCATCATGTCATGCCTGTTTATCTTTGGCGAAAGTCTATCCGGTGCCGGGGCTGTATTCAACAAAGATCATTCAACCGTTTCGCATTCGATTGATGTTATGAGTGACGTTTTGTTTGTCAACGATAAACTGAGCATCAGAATGATCCTGCGAATATTCAGACCGCTTTACGATCGCCACAAGTACGAATGCGAGATGTACAATGATCTGCCGGAAAAGAAACAAAACAAGGTTGATCAGGTCAGTGTAAAGCTGAAAAAATACGACTTTGCAAAGCGGCTGGTTGAGATTGTTGAGGGTGGTGCATAACGGTCGAGTGTATGTTTTAGTTGGCTGACTACATACATTTGATTGAAACAATAAAGTAAATTCAGCCAATTAAACATACACTTTGTTATAAATATGTGTTGCAAACTTAAATCGCTGGTTAATATGATGAAACCGAAACTACCTATTAAGTTAGGCGTTGAGCAGTCGATAGCAGGAGAAAAAGACGTTAACCGATTATCCTGTGTGCGCCCTGAGTTGGGGGAGTTTGCAACATTATTTATAACTCGTTTATATGTTCATGTTTCCGTTTTTAAACGTTTAGAAACGGATATTTTAAGCCAATTTTAAGCCGGTTTTAATATCACCGGTGCGGATTGATCGTACTTTTACGTCATCGCAGCCTGATTAGTTCAGTTGGTAGAACGGCTGATTTGTACTCAGCAGGTCCGGGGTTCGATCCCTCGATCAGGCTCAATTATTAACCAAAACCATAAAACTATGTGCTCAGTATGTTACGGAATCGGGAACTGCCCGGTATGCGAACCACCGGATGAAGATTACTACGATGACCTCGAAAACAGGAAGGCCGACGAGGCCGATAATTACAACGATGAAGTAAAACTCAGTCAAATGGAGGACTAATCGATGAATAAAAACATCATCATTCGATTAATCTTGTCGCCACTTATGCTCTCAATGTCACTGATAGTGTTCATGTACAAAGCATTCTACATTACAATTCTCTTTGTTCGATATGGTGGGGAGTTCATTGCATACAGGAAAGACGATAAGGAAACAATATTCAAAATTTACGAACACATTAAAAATAATCAACAATAACCAACATGGAACCAACACCATTTTACAATACCGTGAATATGCAGTCAGACGAACTGCAATTACACATCCAGAAAGCCAAAAAACAGGATGAACGGGTACTGCTGATCCTGAGAGCCAAACGAATCCCGATGACCAGTTTCAGAATATGGCAGACATATAAATCATGGTGGCCGGAACGAGTCAAAGAAGAATCGCTCAGGAGGTCGCTTACAAACCTTTCAAAAGCTGACAATGCTATGGTTGTAAAATGCGATGAAAAAGAAATGGGCGGATACGGTATAAGCATTCACAAATGGAGGACAGCATGAAAACAAGACGCTACCTAAAGCAGTTCCGGGCGAACCTCGAAGCCGGATCAGAATGCACATTAATAACAGACACCGGTATCAAAACGGTTCAGATCGTGTCGATTTTCCGCACCACGTTTGGCAGCCGGTTCACATACTTTGACGAACACGGCAGCCAGCATCAGGACAATTTGAAAAATGTTTTACCGAGGTTAAAATAAACTGTCATGCTAATAAACGATCACTTTCAGAATTACAAGTCATACGGAATCCCTAAAGCGCAATTAATCATTGCTGACATTCCGTATAATTTAGGTAATAATGCCTATGCCAGTAATCCGGCATGGTATAAGGACGGAGACAATGCAAACGGAGAATCAGAACTTGCTGGCAAAGAGTTTTTTGATACTGATAAGGACTTTCGCCCTGCTGAGTTTATGCACTTTTGCAGCACTCTTTTGCGAAAGGAAAAGAAGCCTGCCGCCCGCGTTGATGGTGAACCAAAATCAAAAGGAGATGCCCCGTGTATGATCATATTTTGCGAATTTGAACAGCAGATGTACCTGATCGAACTTGGTAAACGTTACGGCCTTAACAGGTATATAAACCTTGTCTTCCGCAAAAACTTTTCCGCTCAGGTTTTAAAGGCAAACATGAAAATAGTTGGTAATGCTGAATATGGTCTGATACTTTACAGGGAACGATTGCCAAAGTTCAACAACAACGGGAAAATGATCTTTAACGTGATGGACTGGCCGCGCGACAATGAAAGCGAAAAGATACACCCGACACAAAAGCCTATCAAGTTGCTTGAACGCCTGATCGAAATATTTACAGACCCAGGTGACGTGGTCATTGATCCTGTTGCTGGCTCCGGTTCTACGCTTGTAGCGGCTGAAAATTTAGGCCGCAAAGCATACGGTTTTGAGATCAAAAAAAACTTTTTCAAAGATGCAACCAAATGGATTGAGGAAAACAAGCTAAAGCGAATTGAGATTAAAGAACTCGGTTATGCAAAGACAGAGATAAGTAAACATCACCCCATATTATTCTGAACGTAAAAACACGTACAAAAACTACGTCTTTTTACGTTGTAAATTGGAAAGTATTGTTGTATATTTACACCGCCAAAATTTACAAGATGTTTAACGAATCAACACATACAGTCATAAACATATACCTGGGCTTGGGACTTGTACCCTATGGCGGCCTGGGTATTTTGTTTATGGCTGTTTCTTTATAATATGGCATACTCAGATGACATTAAATCCGGCAAGTGGCAAAAGTTACGGTTAAAGGTAATGGAACGTGACCTGTTTAAATGCAGGGCATGTAAATCTGAAAATTCATTAAATGTTCATCATTTGTATTACGATTCTGGTAAACGTATTTATGATTACGAAATAGAATCTTTGGTAACACTTTGCGCAGATTGCCACAATAAACTGCACAAAGATTTAGCTAAAGTTGCTGGAATGGTTGCATTTCGTGTATTGGTTGGTAAATTGGATTTAACTGACATTGACTGATGGACGGTTGGATAAAAATACATAGGCAAATATTAGAATGGCAATGGTACGACGATGCCAATGTATTCAGGCTTTTTTTACATTTACTTTTACAGGCAAACCACGATGATTTGATATGGAGGGGAATAGAAATTAAGAGGGGTCAGAGGTTTACATCGGTTCAACACTTAGGTAAAGAATTGAAAATATCCGACAAGGGAATCCGCATCGCTCTAAGCAAACTAAAAAAAACCGGAGAAATTGACATAAAGGGGGCGAGCAATGGGACAATGATAACTATCTGTAAATACGATACTTATCAGTTAGTGTTAGAATCAGAAGGGCAAGCAAAGGGGCAAACGAGGGGCAAACGAGGGGCGACAAACAAGAAGGATAAGAATAGTGATATAAATATATCACTATGGCGAAATGATTTTAATGTTTATTTGACGGAATGCAAAGAAGCATTTAGGCATCATTACACCGATGAAAACTTTATCAAAACACAATCAGCATTAAACCAATCACTTA